CCTGCGGTTCGAGGTCGAAGTCCATGAGGTCGATTTGCAGCTGCTTTGGTACCTCTTGCCATTGCCCCCCGACGAGCACTTTGCCGTCGGGTTTTGGAAAAGGGTCAGCAGTAGCGGCACCTCCCCCACCGCTAGCACGTTGCCGCCCAGCGTGGGAGTACTTGCCCCATACCAAATCGTCATCATCGTACGAGGAGTACCACCGCTCAAGCTTACGTGTGATAGGCTGAAGCACGGGGGTGTCCTTCGTCCACTTGAAGTGGATGTCCGTCTCAAGTGTGTACACCTCCGTCAGCTGTATGCTGATGCGATTGGCTAGGAACTCCAGCATCTCGGACTCGGACGCAATGAGCAGCGTCTCCTCGCCTGTAACCTTACCCACCGCCAGAGGACGCTGATGGTTACGGACGATGTTCAAGCTGCCGTCCCGTGCGTCGTGCCATATCAGCGCCCACGCCCCGTACATATTCTTGTACCACTCGGCAATGTCATGCTCGGCTAGGTTGTGGCAGATAGCGTGAGAGTCCACGTCCACGTCGTCGAGCAGGCTCATAGGCAGAGGCATACCGTGAGTAGAGGTAAGCGTACCATTATGTACAAGAGTTATGTCCCCCTCTTGGAACGGGTGAGCGTTGTCCACGTTCACTTCCCCAAGAGTAGCGGCTCGGTTGTGCCCGATAAAGTACCGAAACTCTGACGGCTTACTGACTAGCTTCTCGAAGTCGCTTGTACATACAAACTCCGAACCAGTTGTGGCGTCTTTCTCCCAATACGCCGTCTTGTTCTCCTCCCCTTCTCGGACAGTAAACACCCCGGTGGAGTGGTACCCGCGCAAGGTGTCAACAACAAGCCCTTGCTTGATGTATTTCACCCTGTCGCTGGGCCACCCCTTAGCCCCGTTGTTTGATATGAATCCTACAATTCCACACATTAACTAGCCTCCTCGTCTATGGTTATGTACAAATCTTCTTCTGGCTCCGCCCATTCAAATTCTGCGTTTGTCCCTACTCTTGCGTGAGTCCTGTTACCTACCCGGGTGTTACGAAGAATCTCCTCAAGGCGGCGAGGGTTGAATACTTCGTCTTCTCTTGGGGGCGCTTCTTCAAAGTGCCTGTCTGTAAGCACAGGTACCCAGCTGTCAAGCGAAGGCGGTGGAGAAATCCAAGGGATAGCCTCGTTGATTAGCTCCTCGATATCTAGCACCGCAGCATTTCCTGAGTAGTATGCAGCATAATTATCCCACTCTCCTATGCTGCGCAGCATAAATTCTGCTGCACTCAGGTGGTCGGAGCCGAGTACCAGTCCTTGTACATCGGAAGTTTCCCCGAACCTCACTACTTTCTGGATGAGCGTGACCCAATCGCATAGCCGTTGCGCATCAAGAGTCGTGGGCAAATGCCGGAACTCAATTGTTCCGTGCCCACCAAGATGCGCAGCATACAATGCCGAGTACTTGTTCGTGTTGCCAAGCGTACGATGAGCACGAATAGCAAAGTTCCGTGTTGTCGGAGTCCCTGCCATGTATGTGACACCAAGCACCCTGCGCATATCCTCGGGCGCGTACGCCCATGGGATGCAGTACGGGTTGTGCGTACGCTCGTTGCCTGCAAATGCGAACAGCATCGGCTCAGCTAATGCGTAGGCTAGCAGAATATCGGATAGCTTATCCATCCGTATGTCCTGCATGTTAACGTGCACGTGAACGCCCGTGCGTACTGAAGTACGGTAACGGTTGTGTCGAGCAAACTCGGTCAGCCCACGAATACGTTCTTCTGTATCCTCCTGCGACCACGACGGGTTACGAAAGATGTATTCCATACCCATGTCTCGTAGTGAGCCGTCCCCTGTGGTAGCCCAGAAAGGGCTGGCGTAGAAGTCAGTACAGTTCTCGTACTCAATCTCTACCCCGACAGGATAGTAGTCTGACCCTTGCTCTCTCATCACGCGCGGACTTACGTCACCACGTAAAGAGCATATAAACATACTCACCTCCCAAAGTGTTTGTGAATGACATACGGCAACTGCCCCGACTGTAGCGGTATCAGCTGTCCGTCCAACATCTTAGCTGCTAAGCGCCCGCGATAGTATAGCGCCCGCCCATACGGGGACTTGGACACTATCAAGTTCGGAGAGACAGCTACAGATAGCGCATCGCCCCGGTCTATCATCTGCAACGCTTCCGCCCCCGGCGTAAACTTGGGGGCAAACAGGTGCTTTGCTGCAGCGCGCAAGGAACACCCCATACGCACTACGCCTGCCGGCAGCTCGCGGGTGAGGTAAGGCTGGTTAGGCACGAACGCATTGAACCCGTTTGGGTTGAACGTACGCCGATACTGCCTTGTCTGCCTGCGCACCGCCTGCACCGCAATAGCAGGAACATCGGGTGCGTACTTGTATGTATAAGCAACACACCTCGGCCAGTAGCAGAACACCGCATGTGGAGATGCGTTGATGCGCTTCCCGCTAGCGAGGTCTTCAAGTACTACCAGCTCAAGGTAGTCGTCCCCTTCCTCCTCATCATCAGCGTGTTCGCCGATAGCTTCGAGGAACATGCACGGGTGGACTTCCCCTTTTGGGTCTTTGTACATGACGATGCCTTCGCGCATCCATTGATTCGCGTCGCGCAGAGTCATGTTATCAGGTAGCTCTACCATTCGATGTACTCCGAGACTCGTGTGTAGAAATCGTCGGCCAGCTGCTGCGCCAACGTCCTGTTCTCCTCGTTGATGGCTGCCTTAACATCGCCCCAACTTGTTTGTATGTACAAGTCTTGAACGATGGTGAGCGGCACATTGGCAAGGAGGCTGCCTATCCTCTCCGCTCCGCGCCCGACTTCGTAACAGTAGTCGTACACCCAGCGATTAGACAGGACACGGTACTCAATACCGTACGGGGTTGGGCGATACCTGCCCGCAGTTCCGTAGAACTTACGACGCTCGCCCTGCTTGTCCCACGAAAGGGAATCTAGGCCGATGATTACATCAGCAAACGCTGCCACCACAAACGGTGGAATGTCGTTCTTATTATTGTACCCAAGGTGGACGTGCCCGCCGGCAAAGCGCCACTCTCGCCCGTCTTCCCGCACAAGAGACTCCATCGGGATGGGGTCAAGCGGCTGTCCGTTGGCGTGTGCATCAAAGTCCGGGCTGCACCCGAACAAGCGTGCCCGTGGGTGCACCAGCTCATCTTGAGGGAATGCCGCAAACGGAACTGGCGCAACTTCAAGAGCACCTTCTGAGATTGTATGTACAAGAGAGCCTAGCTCATTCCGAGCCATGCTCATGTACCCTTCGAACATATCCGCTCGCGGGGCAGGCGGGATGTTGAACTCCAACATCACATTATCCTCCTGCAAGCCGAACTCTTTGGGGTTCAAGTTACCAAGACGGACAGTCTTTCCCTTGGTACCTCCGAACTTACCGCAAGCGGCGATGAAGTTTCCTGTTGCAATATCACGCAGGAAGACTTCGGGGTCTGCTCCGATAGTTATCATGATGTGCTCCTTTAGTAGTGCACGTGGTAGGTAGGTACCGCCCAGCAATACGGGCGGCTCTCGGCTGCGTTAATCAGATTGGAGATTCTGTAACGCAAGTCCTGTAGCGTAGGCTGAGAAGCAAAGCTATATGAACTTTGGTTCAGGTCGTACCGCGCCCTGTCATTCTCGGGCGTGTCAACAGCCACGGTGATACCGTATATACAAGCACCTGAGTTCTGGTTGTATGTCAGACGGCTGGTCTCAATAAGCTCCGCTCGATGGTTATGGAAATCACTTTCATACCGTCGGGTGTGCCCGCTGAGGTGGTTACGTGGGTCGTTGTGCTTAAGGTTGCGGTTGTGCCCAATCAATACAGGATAAAACCCGCGGTGGTCTTGCTTTAGCGAGGCCCCAACTGCGGGCAAGTACTGGAGTACGTCAGACAGCGCGCCTTCTTCGCAATCAACTGCCCGTGCTAGATTACGCTGCGTGTACGACATCATACCTAACAAGCCGTAGCACAACACGCCAGATATCCACGCTTCCGCGTGCCACGTGTCTTCAAATGCCGGAAAGGTAGAGTCGAACTCTCTCACGTGCGGGAGGGGTGACCGCTTCTGGTCGCGCAAACGACGCGGAGAGAAAGGAGTGTCTCTCTGGTCAGGGTCAACTTCGTCGCAGTCGCGTTGACCGAATGTGAATACATTAGTGCGCTCGTGGTTGCGGTTACTCCACGGACTTGACTCAATCCCGTAAGAGAACGCTTTGAATGCGGAGAAGTCCAACGCACCGCAGCAGTTATTGCTTGCCCACATGTTACCTTGGGCAAACACAGCCCGCACTATTTCCGTGCCGTCGTCTTTCTTAAACGGCACCATGTAGTGAGCAGACACGACCTCAGAGCGTTGGATAAGTCGTTGCCGATTGTCCTCTCCGCCTTCTTGGTAGAAGGTGCGCCCAAATGTGGGCCAACAGATATCAGGAAGTACCATAGCTAAGCCTCCTTCTGGCTTGTATGTACAAGGGTCTTGGGAATGGAATACCTTTTACGCGCCACCTTTTGAAAGTGCTTGGTCACGAGCAAGGTAATGGTTTGAGGAGGCGCAGACACAGGCGCGGGCAAGGCCGGAGGCGCAGGAGCCTGCGAAACCTGCCTCACCCGTGCTTTGTCGGACTTCAATCGCTTATCGTCCGCGTCTGTCTCCTTCATGTACTGACGCAGCACACGGCACTCGTACTTAGCCGCAAGGCTATTCGCGTACGCATGGAGTTCGTCCTCCGTACATACGCGAGAGCCTTGCACCTCCATGACCTTGTTGTCCGCGGTCAGGAAGTGTAAAGTATAGTCCCAACTGCGCCGCTCGTTAGGCGGCAGCGTCACTCGCATCCTCCTTGCTGCTCCAGAACGCAGCTTCCTCCTCGGTGGGGTGCCACAGCCCGCTCTCGACTGCACGCTCCGGGTTGTACGTGTCTTGCAAGATGTACACCCACACACGGGTGCCCTCGCTAGTGCGTACCTTCACGCGCTTGTAGAAATGCGGGTGTCCTTCCAGCAGGTCGAGCGAGTGCAGCACTTCGGGTGTAACGCTGTACACCTCTCCGTACATACGCGCTGGCTCCTCCTGCCACTCGCTGCTCTCGCACACGCCCGGGAAGAACCCGAGTCCCATCATGCGATACGGCCCCTCGATATACGAACGCTCCGTGAGCGGACAATTAGCGAGGAGTGAGCTGTTGGAATGCCCAAGTTTCAGGCTGCCGTAAACGAAAACGCGAGGGTGTCCCTTCGCTACTGCTTCTGCCATAGAGTTGTACTCCTATAAGTACTTGGTGGGACAAGGCACCTTGGCCTTGCTAAGATTCTCCCGCTGATACGGGAGTAGTGTACACGAACGCTGGAGCCTGCTCAAATGCTCAGGCCACAACGCTGCGTGCTTGTACAGCGTGCTAACAGACACGCCGCACCTCCGGGCGGCCACACGCAACGGGCGTCCGTTGACAATGGCACGATAGTAAGCCGCTGCTAGACGGCGTGAACGGTTACGGTTTACCACGGCTGACCCGCCAGCATACCGTAAATGAACGCGAGTAGACACGCGAGTGCCCACATGTAAGGCTCACGACATTTCAAATGCTTGTTCATCAGTCCTCTCCGTAGTCAAGGAGTTTCATTTCTATATCGTACCGCCTACGCGCAGCTATCTTATACGCCAACGCCCATTGAGCGTCGTCCGTGCTGCCTACGCAAGTGTCTTGTATGTACAAGCGAAACCTGCGCTCGTCGTGGTACAACAGCGTACCCGCCACCATCTCAGCGCGTGATACTGCGTCAAGTGTGGCTTGGTGTCCACCGTACGCCCGCCTATCCGTGTAGCAGTACGGGTGTACGGGAGTGCGCTTGCGCACAGGCGGCAACACCTGCAAGTCAAACGGCAATGGCTTGCCTTGCTTGCGGTGTACCTTGCGCACCGCGTCGCTTCTGCGTGTCTGCGGTGGCGTGTCGGCGTGATGGCGTCGCGCCATGCTAGCTGGCCCGCGTGTAGATAATGGCGGGCTTGTTCGGGCGGAAGTGTACCATGAGCGTGTCCACCCCCGGCGTAGGCACCGCGGCTGAGTCCATCAGGTTGAGCGCGTAGGTGCGGTGAGTGCGTTCGCGTACGCATGTACGCTTGGTAATGTCGAACCAGTTTAACAGCGCGTCGTTCCGGTCAGGGATAGCAGCAATGACATTCCCGCGCATGTCCTTGATACGCCAACGCCTGCGCGGTGGCTCGTGGTTCGCTGCTTGTATGTGCAAGTCTGCGAAGTGGCTCATGGTTACTCTACCTCCTCGTATGGTTTAACCGTACCGTGTGGTGGGCCGTCGTCCCAATGGAACTCCGTGTCCTCAAATGTCATCCCGAACTTCGTGCGCGTACCCACGAACGCCTCACCATTCCATGTTGCAATGCTGAAGTTCCGTGCGTGTACCCTGTACGCTTTGCCTACTACAAGCTCGTGCTTTGGCTTGTATGTACAATCGTTTCTGTTCATGCCCGTGCTGTCCTTTGTATGTACAAACGGCAGAAGGCCGACCGCGTAGACGGTCTGCCAACTGTACCACTATTATCTCACAACCAGCATCAAAAGTCAAGGCCCCTAGGGGAATAATCTCGTGTCTAATCAAGCACTTAGGTGAACTGCCCGTATCAGTAAAGTGCTTGGTGTAGGGGTAGTCTCAGGCGGGAGCGCGGCAACCCCTCGATGATTCTGCTTGTATGTACAAGGCAAAACAAAAAGACAAAAAAAAGCCCCACCGGGCGAACCCGATGGGGCGAATGTCTCAATCTAGTTTAGCTGGCCTTGCGGCGACGGGTAGTCTTGGCTTCCGCAGCTTCCGCGACAGCTTCGCCGGCTTCCGACTCCGGTTCGGCATCCTTGGCCGCGTCAATTGCAGCGGTCAAGCTGGCATCGAAGTCCGCGATTGCGGCCAGTCCAGCGGCGGCAGCTTGCGTTGCATCCGTTACCATGCCGTTTGACACGATGCCGCTGTAACGCATCTTCAAGCTGTTGGCAGTCTCGGAGAGTTCCGCCAGCAGTTCAAACAGCTTGCGCTCCTCGCTGCTAACAGTCTCAAGCCACGCCGCATGTTTCGCCTCTTGGACTGCGTTGCGAATAGCCGTGAAAGTTTCCGGCTCATCAGCAGTCCCCATGCTCACTCCGAACTGGAGCGCGTCCGAGACAACCGAAGCTGCGGACGATGCCGCAGACGGCACCTTGTAACCGCCTTTCTTGCCGCTACGCTTGGGACAGCGCAGCTTGGCCGCGATGCCGTCCCGATTCTTCTGGATGTCATCCTTCAGACCATCCCAGACGCGGGCGAACAAGGCGAAACCCTCGGCCCCAGTCCCGGCAGCGATACCGGCAGCGACCATGCTTGAGTATGTCCCCGAGCGGGTTTCATTGAGCTTCTGCTGTTGCTTGTCGGTTGCGACACCGGAAACAATCCCGGCTTCCAGCAGGTCACGCACAGCGCGGTTGATGTTGTTGCTAGTGTTCATGTCTAGTCCTCGGTTGAGCTTGTATGTACAAGCTGTTAACGGTTGGGGTTTAGACACTAGTGGACGGATACCGGGAGTCAAAGCCCGGCCCTATGTCCCTAGCCTGTCGAGTTGTTAAACAGCAGACCGGCCCGAGTCCGGCTCGGGGCGCGTGGGCCGCCCCGCCAATCCCGAAGGATTAGGCACAGTCTAAGGCATAGCAACAGCGGGTGCAAGTCCCCTAGATGCTGCCGCCCCTACCACAGTTCGCTTGTATGTACAAGCCTAACAGTCCCCCCGGCCCTACCACAGTTCAACAACGGATGCAAGCGCAAGCGAATACCTGTGCCTAGCACACTAGGCGCAAGGGTGCAAGGTACGATGCACAACGGCGACTAGCATAGTTCGGATACGCTGTCAAGTGGGGGTGCAAATGCGGTGCCCTATCACACTTTCACTCGCCTGTCAACCGCAGCGCATTGGCACGGGGCATGGGGGGGTGCCCCCCTGTGCGCTCTCGAAAAAATAGTGTGCACCCGCATCTGCACACCAGAGGGCATTTTTCGGAATAAACAGCCCAAATAGCCCCGAGGAGAGGCGTTAAACGCCGAGTACAGGGAGGTACGAGGGGTGGAGGAGAACGCAGCTCTGAGGGGCTCTACGGGCGCTTAACTACAGGTGTAAAACAAGTTTAACATTGAAGAGAGGAGAGGCCTTTTTTGGCCTCGACGAAGCAGCGCGGAGGGAAATTGTTCCCGAGCACTGGAAACTAAATTCAACCGAATTTCAATAACTTACAAAAAAGTTCCATTTTTTCGGGAACTTTTCCGATTTTAAACTGTCTAATAACTATAGGAGGTTTTAATTTTATGCGAGTTATGAAGGAGCACTCCGAAGTGTGACTTCAACGAGCACTAAAATAAAACCGACCGGGCAGAGCAAGTAGCTACGCAGCCTACTGGCGTGGCTACGCAGCTCAGGAGAAACAGCTTTCCTTCTACCCCTTGAGGGGTGAGAAGAGAAAGACTGGTTCGTAACCGGTGACCGATTACATGGGAACTTATTTTTAAACGGAGAACCGTTAAAGATGGCGCAAACGAGAATCCTTTGGAGAGGTCCTACTGAACGTACTGATGGGACTCCGCTGACTCAAGAAGAGCAGGATGCCCTTGTGTACGACCTCGGCTACCAACCTCTTGGAGACCCGTCCAGCACGTACACTGTTCTCGCGTCCCTTCCCGGTACGCTGAACCCAGATGGGCAGTACTTCGTCATGATCGCAGACTTGGCGCTCCCGGAAGACGATGTAGACATCGCGCTCCGCGCCACGGACAGGGAGGGAAGAGCCTCCGCTTGGTCCAACGAAGCCCAGATTTACAAGGCGGCGGGCCCAAACCCTCCGACCGCTCTCGTCGTGGAGTAATACTGGCGGGAGCCGTTCTTTTAATCATCGTCATCCTTCTGTCCCTAGAAGGTTCTTGACCCGGAATCGCCCCGTTTCCCGACGGGGCTCCGGTTTTCTTGTATGTAAAGGGAGAAACCAATGGCATACTGGCCCGTCGTGGCAGGATTGGCAGGGGCGCTAGCCGGAACCGGCAAAGCGATCAAGAAAAAGTACCCGCCGAAAGAGAAAAAGGACCCGAAAGTCAACCGATCGAGGGTGAAGAAACAGCGAGACAGGTAAAAATGACCAAGGAAGTAGCAAAATCGGGCCGAGATTCAGAGGGGCAGTGGGTCCCGGGGGTATCCGGCAACCCGAGAGGGCGTCCAAAAGGGTCGAAGAACCGTATTACCCTCCTGAAAGCGATGGCGGAGGAGGCAGTACGGGAAAAGCATACCCCTCAAATGCTGGAGGTGATCCAACAGATCATTAATCAGGCGCAAGACGGGGACAAAGAGGCTCAACGTCTGGTCTGGAATGCCATCATGTCTAAGGGCCTGTCCGATTCGGACGGGAAAGTCAAGGAAAAGGTCGAAATCAAGATCGGACGGGTGGATTCTGGCCCAACCCCCGTCACCATTGAGGGCCAAATCATCAACGACGACGAAGAAGAGGAAGAAGATGGATAACAGGAAAGGCCATTTCGCCACCCAGAGTGGCCCGGGCACGAAGGTTACTTCGATTCCGGCCAAGGTCCACAAGCCTGCGTCCATGGCCCCCACGGCTAACCGGACTTCCGGCAGCTCGCAGGGCCACAAGCGCGGTAAGCAGGGCTAAATGCAAGTAACCCTCCATAATGCGCAGCAGGAGGTATTCGACGATCCAACCAGATTCAAGGTAGTAGCCGCAGGAAGACGCTGTGGCAAGTCCTATCTGGCGGCTGTCATTCTCTTTGTAGAGGCGGCGAAGAATACCAAAGAGCGCACGGATGGTGTAACAGTAGACTTGGCGCTGGAAGAGGTCTACTACGTAGCGCCGACGTTCGAGCAGGGCAAGAAGATCATGTGGCCTCTCTTGAAGGAGCTGGGCCAAGACCTGATCGAGCACAAGTACGAGAACACGGGTACCCTTACGCTTATCAACGGCAGGCGGGTATCCATCAAGGGGGCTGACAGGCCTGACTCCCTTCGAGGGGTGGGTCTGTCCTACGTTGTACTGGATGAGTACGCCTTCATGAAAGAGGAAGTGTGGGAGATGATTATCCTCCCGGCACTTGCCCGATCTGAAGGAGGCGCACTGTTTATCGGTACTCCCGACGGTAAGAACCACTTCTACGACCTCTTTCTCAGGGGCCACGACGAAGAGTTCTCCGACTGGAAATCTTGGCATTTTGTCTCCGCCGCTAACCCCTTTCTCCCCGTCACGGAGATCGAGGAAGCGAAGAAGCGCATGTCTTTGGACCGCTTCAAGCAGGAGTTCGAGGCCAGTTTCGAGGCATCCCAGAACGCCGTCCTCTCTCCCGGCATGTTCACAATTGCTAGCGAAGAGCCCTATCCGGGCGACTACTACATCGCATGTGACTTGGCCGGTTTCGAGAGCAGCGAACAAGGACGAAAGATATCCCGGAACGACGACCACGCCATCGCAGTTGTAAAAACGTGGAGAGGCGGATGGTGCATAGTCGATGTAATCAACGGGAAGTGGGATGTTCGGGAGACCGCCCTACGCATAGTCAAGGCGTACAAGGACTACCGTCCAGTGCGCATTGGCATTGAAAAGGGCATGGCGAAAAACGCGGTTCTTCCCTATCTGGAAGATGAAATGAACCGCCTCGGCATCTATTTTACCCCGGAAGACCTGACCCACGGCAACCAAAAGAAGACCGACAGGATCGCTTGGGCGCTGCAAGGAAGGGCAGAAAAGGGGAGAATTCAGCTGATGCGGGGCGAGTGGAACAAGAAGTTCCTTGAACAAGCCGCCGATTTCCCCAACCCGCGGGCACACGACGACTTGATTGACGCTGTGGCGTACATCGACCAGATCGCAGAGCCGTGGTTTGACGGCCCGGACGTGATTGATGAATGGGTCCCACTGGACGAACTAGCAGGATACTAATCTATGGCAATTCCCAACCAGTACGGGGACAACTACAACCCCCAGAATGAGAAGAGCTTCGAGGAGCGACTTAGCTCCGGGCAGGCTCTTGTCTCGTGGGTTATGGACCGCGTACAGCACGCCCGCGACGCCCGCGACGATGACCACAAGGCTAGGTGGGAGGAATATACCCGCCTGTGGCGCGGCTTCTGGAAGGAAACCGACAAGAACTCCAACAGCGAGCGGTCCAAGCTGGTAGCCCCGGCGCTTCAGCAGGCTATCGAAATGACTGCTGCTGAGATTGAGGAGGCGGTATTCTCAAAGGAAGCGTGGTTCGGCATCGACGACGACATCGCCGACGAGGACAAGGACGACGCTATCGCCTACCGCGACCAGCTCCTTGAAGACCTGACGAAAGACCGGGTGCAGGAAAAGCTGGCTGAGGTGTTCTTGCTGGGCACGGTGTACGGCACCGGTATCGCCAAGATGAACGTCCTGCCCAAGCTGGAGTACGCGATTCAGAACGGGGAGGCCCTCCCGGCAGAGCGTATCTCGGTCGAGGTTGAGGCTATACGGCCCGACCAGTTTGTCATTGACCCGGCTGCTAGGACTCTCGAAGAGGCCATGTTCTGTGCCCACGAGCCGGTCAAGCCGCTGGAATCTATCCGTCAGAAGATGGATGATGGTATATACAATAATGTGGAGCTTGGGCCTTACACCGGTAGCATCCTCTCGAACCCCACGGGTACGGGGGATCGGTCTTACAACGCTGAAGACCAAGCCTGCCTGATTACTGAATACTACGGGCTGGTGCCCGCTGAGATGATTCCCGGCTCTGAGAAGTCCGGGATGGTTGAAGCGATTGTCACCATTGCCAACGAGACTGATCTGCTGAAGGCTATCGAGTCTCCTTTCTTGATGAAGGACCGCCCGATTGTGGCGTACCAGCACGAGAAGGTTCCCGGAGAGTTCTGGGGCCGAGGCGTAGCCGAGAAGGGGTACAATCCTCAGAAGGCTCTGGACGCGGAACTTCGCGCCCGCATCGACACGCTGGCGCTGGTAACCTCCCCGATGATGGGAGCCGACATTACCCGGCTGCCGCGCAACCCCGACATGCGGGTCCGCCCCGGCAAGGTGTGGCTCACTCGCGGGCGCCCGAGCGAGATTCTGGAACCGGTTGGCCTGTCCCCGCAGGGGCTGGCGCTTACTTTCCAGCAGGGCTCGGATATGGAGCGCATGGTGCAGATGGGTACCGGCGCTATGGACTCGGCCTCCCCGCTGAGCACTAGCCGCCGCAACGAAACTGTTGGCGGCATGAGCATGATGCAGGCCGGCTTCATCAAACGCGCTAAGCGGACGATGAAGAATGTCGAGCGGCAGTTCCTGAACCCGCTCATCAAGAAGGCGCTTTGGCGCTACATGCAGTTTGACCCGGATCGCTACCCAGTCGATTTCAACTTTGTTGTCCATTCCGGGATGGGCATCATGGCTAAGGAGCTTGAGCAGCAGCAGCTGGTTCAGCTGTTGGGCTTTGTGCCGCAGGAGTCTCCTGCCCACCTCATCATCCTTAGCGCAATATTCGAGAATACGCCGTCAGCCAACAAGAAGGAGCTGAAGGCGGCAATGGATGCACTTCTCGAAGCTTCGAAGCCGTCGCCGGAACAGCAGCAGATGCAGCAGATGATGCAGCAGTTGCAGCTCCGGGATGCCACGGCAGAAGTAGAGGACAAGGAAGCCGGGATCGCAAAGACGCAGGCTGAGATCGCTCTGATAGAAGCCAAGACCCTTCGGGAAAGAATCTTGGCAGACCTTGAGGACGACAAGGTTCAGCTTGACGCATCCCGCGTCGCAGTGGACGCCGAGCGGACAAGGGCGCAATGGGCACAAACTGACGTCGCCCGGGAGCGCAACCAGATTGCTCGCATACAGGCGCAGAACCAGAAAACCAACAACAGCAAAGGTGATTGATGTCAATGACACCTGAACAGCTCCGAGAATTTGACGACTTCGAAGAGATGGTCGCCACACCGGGGTTCAAGCGGATGGTAGAGCAGGCACGAAAGACTATCTACCAGTATCAAGCGGATGCCCTAGAGGCTCCATCATGGGAACGGGTGTGTATCCTGAGAGGAAAGGCGGAGGCGTTAGCCGAGCTTGTCAACTTCGAGGATAGCCTTGCCCTGCATAAGCGTACTCTGCTAGAAGAGGAGTTTGAAGATGCCTCTTTATGAGTACAAGTGTGAGTGCGGTAATCGGTTCTCCCAGCTTAAGAAAGTGGAAGAGCGCGATACTGCGCCGTGCCCCGAGTGCGGGACTTGGGCCAAGCACGCAATAACACCCGTAAACTTTGACCCGAAAATGGGTCTTGACCCAGCGTTCGCTACTTTCTCCGATAAGTGGGCAAAGAAGCAGCGGAACAAAGGGTCCGGCAAGTCTACCGATAGCAACAACCATCGGTACGGCGGCCAATACAGCTAACGGAGAAGGGTGCTCAACCCCCGTTAGATTCATCCTAAACCCCTTCGTGGGGCGGAATTGAGGAGCAACAATATGACCAACGGTTTCAACGAGAGCCTTGAGCGCGAGATTAACGAGGCAGGTATCAATCAGGACGCGCGGGAAGCAGCAGCTGCTGAGCTGGACATTCCTGAGAAGTTCCGAGAGAAGTCTGCTGAGGAGATCATCCGCTCTTATCAGGAGCTGGAAAAGGCATACGGGCGTCAGGCCCAGACTGTCGGCCAGCTTCGGAAAAGTGTGGACCAGCTGCTTGAGTTAAACTCGACGGATGAGCCGGAAAGGAGGGAGCCGCCCAAGCCCCTCTCTGTGGACGACCTCTACGAAAACGCGGACGATGCTATTCGTCGCGCTGTTCGGGAAGAAACCGCAGCCGATCTTAATGCAGTTAAAAAGGAACTCAACGACACGAAGCGACAGCTTACGTTACGGGACTTCGAGAGCCGACATCCAAACTGGAGACAGCTCGTCGCAGACCCCTCGTTTGCCAACTGGGTGGCCGACCGGCCATACCGCCAGAAGCTAGCAGCTGCGGCGGACCAGTACGACTTCGATGCTGCTGAAGAGCTTTTTAGCATGTACGAGGATATGGACAAGGGCCGTAAGCAGGAGGATCAGCAGGAGAGACGTTCCAAGCTGAAGGATGCTTCCCTTGAGTCGGGCGCTGCCCGGCAGTCCACTCCGGTCAAGACGTATTCCCGGTACGAGTTGATGGAGAAGAGGATTCGCGCTAAGCGCGGAGATAGGAACGCAGACATGTGGCTTCGGGAAAACTCTACTGCTATCCAGAGGGCTTACGAAGAGGGTCGCATTGTTGATTGACCCAATTCACAACCCAATGGAGGAGTAAACCAAGATGGCTCTTGGCACTAATCATGTTACCGTCATTCCCGGCGGTACCGGCACACTGGCAGCTGCCGCACGGCAGTTCTCCAACAGTGCATTCGTTCCCGAGTTGTGGGCTGATGAGGTAATCGCCGCTTATAAGGCTAACCTTGTCATGCCGGAACTCGTGGTGAAGATGAACCACGTTGGCAAGAAGGGCGATGCAGTTCATGTGCCGCGCCCGACTCGTGGCTCTCCCTCGCAGAAGCAGGCGGAAACGCAGGTTTCGTTGATCGCTGCGCAGGAAGGCAAGAGCACGTACTACATCGACCAGCACTGGGAGTATTCCCGTCTCATCGAGGACTTCGCTGACATTCAGGCGAACCCCGAGGCGCGGCGCTTCTACACTGACGATGCTGGCTACGCGCTCGCGAAGCTTGTTGACTCTGCTATTCACGCTGAAGGCGCTGGCTTTGCCGCGGCTGACGCTGCCCCGACTGTGGCCGGCACGGCCTACAGCAAGGCAGTTATCGGTACCCCGGCTGGCGGCTCCCTTGTTGCGTGGGATGACACGGCGAACGCTAACGCCGGTAATGCTGCCGTCCTGTCGGACGAAGGCATCCGACTGATGATTCAGGCGCTTGACGACAACGACGTCCCCTCGATGGGCCGCGTTCTGGTCATCCCGCCTGTCGAGAAGAAGAACCTTCTGGGCATCAGCCGGTTTACCGAGCAGGCTTACGTCGGTGAAGTCGGCGCTGGCAACAGCATCCGAAACGGCTACGTTGGCAATCTGTACGGCGTGGAAATCTACGTCTCGACGAATTGCCCGACGGTTGCTGACGGTGCGGCTGCTACCGACCAGCGCGCTGCGATGATGTTCCAGAAGGAAGGCCTTCTGCTCATCGAGCAGCTGCGTCCGCGGGTCCAGACTCAGTACAAGCAGGAATGGCTTGCTGACCTGTTCACCGCTGACACCATCTATGGCACTGGCCTGCTTCGTCCTGAAGCTGGTATTGCCATTGTTGTCCCGGCCTAATACGCTGGAACTTGGTGAGGACGGGGGCTTCGGCCCCCTCCTCCCTTTTTTTGGGTAAAACATGCGTCGCAGATATAAGCCTTTAAAAGCTACTGACGATCTTCAAATCTCTTGGGAAGATATCGCTGATATCCCCGAGACGACTTGGGACGACATTGTGGGCAAGCCGGAGTGCTTCCCACCGTGCGACCATACCCATGTGTGGGAAGATATTATTGACCCGCCCGACTTTGCTCCGGCGGACCACACTCATGATTTCGACACAGGGCCTGTTAGCTGGAATGAGATTGTAGACCTTCCAGACTGCTTCACGCCCTGCTATCATCAGCACCCTCACGATACGGACATTACGTTCCAAGGCCTTACTCCGGGCCACGTGTGGACAGCTACCGGCGAGAACTCCGCTGAGTTCCTGCCTATAGATTTTCAAGGCAACCTTGACGATCTGCTCAAGCTTAACTGCTGCGGCATCATCGTGCGCGATTGCAGCGTGACG